ACCAGCTAATTTTATTACACTTGAGGTTGTTAATCCATGAGAGGCTGCAGCATGAATAGTTGCAATACCAGAGAATGAATCGTAATCTAATTCAGATATGTTTATACTTGACCCAACCTGATCACCAAAAGCAGTGATAGTAGTAATTCCATTTGAGGGAGTTTGATCTAAGAAACTTATATCTCTCGGTATGTAGAACCCAGTTCCCCCTTCTACAATACTAAAGTTTGTAATAATACCCGCTTCCGCTCTGTTTATTACACCACCAGTAACATATTGATGTTCAAAAGTTGATATACCAATAAATGTTTCAATCGTGTTTGTTGTGATTCCTAATACATCAAAACCTGTGACATTTCTACCTTCCATGATGGCAGTGTCAACACCAGCACGAACAGTTCCGCCTCCTTCATAGGATAACGGTTGTGTGGCGATGCCTAAGTTGACTAGGACGTTAAGACTATCAATAACTTCTGTGACAGGATAGGCGTCCTCTCTGAGGGTATATGTGGATATACCGTCACTTACCTGAATACCCTGAAGCAATAAACTTCTACTTTGATTTTCTCCTACACCAAGGTAGTGTCCACCAGTTACACCAATAGTTGCAATACCTGATATGTAATTAAATCCAAAAGTGTTGATATTTCTTGCAGCAGATACTGGGGTAAATGTAAATCCAGCACCTGTAATTCTCACTCGATCATCAATTTCAAATCCATGAGAAACTGCACCTGTATTGAATGTAGCAATACCAGATATATGATTATAAGTTACAGTTGATATTGCAATACTAGATGTAGTAGAAACTCCTAAGAAAGCAGTAATACTTGCACCATAACCTTGAGATGCTCTGACTGTGATTTCTGGTATTGATCTATAACCTTGTCCCTTACCTTCTATCTGAATATGTTGAAGACTACCAGTAGAACCAACACCTACTCTTACCGCTGCTTTTGTTGGTAAGTAATATCCAGACCCTGTTTGTAGTCCAACTTTACTAATTCTTCCCGCTCTTGGGACACCACTTAGGAAATTAATTTTATTTGTATCCGAATCTACTATCTCAAAATCAAGGCCTGGTGTTTGAACAATATTATTGATTAATATAAACGGATTATTGTTTACATCTACTCCTGTGTTGACTGAGTTGTAAAGAGCAGTTACAACACCTGTATTTTCAGATAGTGTAAATTGCGTTCCAGCAACACCTGTAAAATCTAGTGATATGTCGTCTAATATTACGTTCTTATCTTTTTCGTCGAAGGGATCTAATTTTCTTGAAAATAATCTACCAGAAAATGATGATCCTGTTTCTAATCCTACAGGGCCAGATTTTCCATAGGGTGCATCTGTAAAAAATATATTATCCTTAACAATATTATAATCACCAGCAAAAACAGAATATGCAATACCAGCCGCATGTCCAGCTTTCTGTGTACCAAAAGCACCTCTCTCTACAGCAATTTCAGAAGATGAAGATGTACTAAAAACTGGATAGTAACCTAATCCAGACTTAAAAATTATAACTTCCGATATAGTTCCAACACCACTAATTACAGGAAAAAATACTCCCTCCGTTGCTGGGTCGGATGTTCCTTCAATTACAATTTTAGGTGGATCTGTTTTTGCATAACCTGACCCTCCATTTAGAACTTCTACGGAACTAACTCCATAGAATGAATCGAAAGTTGGTTTTAGGAGGGCTCCTGATCCAGGCGTAGTCCTTGGCATTTAATCGTTTCCCTCAACTAATGTTAATAGAACTGCTACAATAAACTCTGGTAACACCAGTAGCGTCTCTTATAATACTAAACGTTAATATATCATCATTTGAAGTCGATGGTGGGGGATTACCACCAACCCATTTAACTCCATTTGCTATGGAAGCACCATTGACTGTGGTTGTATCACCATAAGTATATCCAACTCCAGCGTTGATAATGAGTGTGGTTGTAGTCGCTTTACTATTCTGACCACTAACATTAGTGAACGCCCATGAAGTAATAGATGTTGTTGCAACACCACACACTACAGATCCTTGAGTAACATCAACGGTGAATGTACCGCCTGCACTTACAGTCAAGACATCACTAAAATTTCCTACAACTTTCTCTGTAATATCAGAGTTGAAGTTGACCTGATCTGTCAATGTGCTTGTACCACTGACTAAAATATCACCCTTAACATCCAATCTACATGTTGGAGAGGTAGATCCTACACCACAATATGCTTCGTTGGTAACTACAAATGACTTATTATCACTTACATCTTGATCAGATACTCGGAATCCATGGCCATTACCTTTTGCAACTGCCCATATGGTTGGTCTTTGGTTAGAGAAAGATACAACTTCTAGTTGTGACGTAGGTAATGATGTTCCGATGCCTACCATACCGTCCGCTTTGATACGGAACATTGTTGCAGCAAAACCAACTTCTATTGGCCCATCTGTAATCGCACCAGGCTGTTGAATTGTAATTTTACCGACATCTGCATAACTTGTTGTTACAACACCAGATGTATTGATATCAATGTTATCCGTGACACTTGATGCAAGACCAGCAAGGACAGATGTTGATGCAATACCGCAGTTGGTAGAATATCCAGCAGTGCTAGCAAAAGAAACAAAACTTACAAGATTAGTACCGTCTCCGAACTTATCGTATATCTCGTTAAAATTATCATTTATCTTAATAGTCCCTGCCAATAGGGTATCGCCCGTCCCATCATTGGGAGCCGAACCAGTACTAATCCCTTGTTTAGCCATTACTTAAAAACGTTTTTCTTTATTTATAGTTAATATGGAGGGTTATCATCTAAAGTCACCGAAGTATCGGAAACTTTAATAACTGTTGAGTTAGATCTGTTAGTATCATAGAAGAAAGCATTATCAACAGTATTTTCAATTTCTGCTGTTCTTGCATTAACAAATGTAGCATCTCCTATTTGTTTAACCTTAACAAATTCATCACCCAGTTTAAGAACTTCTCCTTTGGATAATGATCCGATTCCAGCACTGATAGTTATAGTTTCTGTATTGATACCAACTGCTTCAGAGACTGTAACCTTCAATCTCTTATTAGTTAGAGGAGTCTGAATTATATTATCAACCATAATCAGAGCCTGTTTGTTAGGTTCTGTGACTGATAACTCATGAGTTCCAGTTCCTAATGAAGTAAAATCAAATGGCAATGATGTAGAGAATCCAGCAAGTCTGAATTTCAAATCATCTACTTTCTGAACAAACATCATGTCAGGCATTTTGTCTGTACCACATTCTACAGGAGATAATGTAATATTATCGCCTGGAGTTACCCCACCTATGTATGTCCCTGCAATAGAGATTGTATTGGTAGTTGCATATCCAGTTCCACCAGTAACAACACTCACACCAGAAATATCTAAGTTGGCATCTCTAGAAACATTAAATGTTGCTCCTGATCCACTACCATCATTAGTTGATGGAATATTGGAATATGTGCCTTCTGCACCAACTCTTGATCCTGTTGTTTTAGTTACAGGGAATGTCAAGTTGTTTGCTGGAGTTGCACCACCAAGATATGTACCAGCGATACTTACATTATCACCTACAATATAATCTCTACCACCATTGATTAGAGTTACAGCAGTAGAAATACATTGTCCAGTAGTTTGATTAAAGTCAAACTTAACTTGGAATATAGAACCACTACCACTTCCTCCTGTGCCAGGCACACCTCCATCTGCATTTCCAAATCCATATATTCTGAATAAAGCGCCTGGAGGATTTTCTGTTACAGCAGTTCCTGTTACAGGGCCTGGAATCTGAACATTATAACCATTTTCATACATCGCGCTTCCACCAATACCAGAGGTTACTACAGACATGACAATATCCTTTGTTCCAGTAGTGTGAGATGTAGTTGCAATACTAATCCTGTCACCACCCTTAGTATCCAACGCAACTGGCTGTCCAGTTTGGAAATCGTGGTTTTGTATGTTTATGATATTAAGAGCAAGGTCAACTTGAGTGAAGACTCCAGTAGCTAGGAATGATTTCTTAAATACTGCGTTTCCACCAGTGGATAATTGGAACTGTTTACTACCAACTAGAGTTCCTGTTCTGTCATGAGAACCATTGAAACCACCAGAGATATCATCTAGATTCAAGACTTTGTTAGTCTTGTTCATAATGAAACTCTTGATTGGTCTACCTTCTGGGAAGAATATTCTTTGAACTGATCCATTAGGTAAAGAATCATCTTCCGTAACTATGGCAAAGTTATCTCTCTTACCCATGTACATATCATTGTCAATATTCAAAATCAAATCAACTTTAATATCAGCTGGTTTGACCTTCATGTTAGTAGACTTAGCAATTCCCACAGTAGGGGCATTTGCAATAGGATCACTCTCTACAATAAGGTCTGAGAACTCTAAGAAACCTGATGGGTGAACAATAGATTTTACAGACTCTTTCCATGTTGTATATGGTAACTTACTCTTAATTGAATAAGAGAATTTTTGGAAGTAGAAGTTATCTGATATTCTTTGACTGAAATCATTAAGAATACCAATATTCATATCGTTCTTAGAAACTTTATCTCTAGTAACGCCTAAAGTGGTGTTAACGCTAAACTTGTTTACATCTCTTACTTCACCATTCAACTTAGAAACTTCACCAAACAGAACATCACCAGATGATAGAGTTCCTAAAGTATCTCTAAGTCTTAATTGACTAATATTGCCATTCCAACCATTTTCTGCTACAAATCCTTCAAATTTAGTAGATGTGACTTTTTCACCAGATATGTATTTGGCATCATCAATGATTAACATATTAAACTTAGCCATATCGTTAAAGTTGACGATAGATCCTAATGTAAAGTCATCATCATATTCTCCTAGTGTTACTGTTGAAATACCAGGCGCATCTGCCATACTGAACTGTACAGTTGCGTTTGAAGTGTTTACACCTGTAACTGTATAGAATGAGAAGTCGTAATCAGCGGAGTTAAAGTTCCTTTCTCCAAGAAGAACAGAATTAGCTTTTAATCTACAACCTTCAATGAATACTTTGTCACCTATTGTAAAAGGTAACTTAGTTTCAGTAGATGCAAACCCAGTTGTGACTGGAATATTAAATTGTGCGTCTAATAATAATTCAGCAGTAACTGTAGTGCCACTATGAGTCATAGCGTCTATATCATAACCATTTGAGTTATCAGTTGTAATGATACTCAAAGGTTCTTTAAATTCAAACGCATTTTTAATTATTTCCACTTTGTCAACAGATCCACCTTCTACATGAGCTGCAATTTGAACATTACTGTTACCACGGACTGCAAGAGTTGGAGGTTGGTTATATCTTCTTCCACCGTCAATTACTTGGATTTCAGACATCCTAGCAATACCACTTACATCAACAATAGCGGGAACACTTAAGAATGGAAGTAAAGTTGGGTCAGTTGGGTAATCAAATCCATCTTTAATTCTTTCAATGAGATCAATTTTACCAATATCGGGAGAAGATACTTTTACAATAGCATCTTGACCTTGAGTGCTTGCAAAACCAATCACTTTTGGTAAAATCGTATATCCTCTGCCTGGGAAGTTTATCTTAGTCTTAAAAATAGGGCCTTTAGCATTTTCAGACGTTGTGCTGTATGTGATTGTACTAACACCAACTCTAGAAATAAACTTTTGCGATTCTAGTGGTCTTTCCTTTAAATTAAAGGTAAAATTAGTATCATCAGTTTTGATAATAGAATGTTCGTTTCTAATTACAATATTATTGAATGTAATGTTGTTTCTACCAATTACCTCACTATCAGATGACCCAAATATCTTTCTGGCATCAGAAGGAACTACAGGTGTAAGATCGTAGAAGGTTTTACTTGGCCAATCAGTATCAGTCTTAATAGTTACTATAGCATCAGCGTTTCCAGAGACACCACTTCTAGAAATATTGAATCCAGTAGCATTAGTGCCATTGACATCAAGTTTTTGTGTAAAACCAATATCTTCAAAGAAATCTAATTTCATATCTAACAAACTTTGGTCAGATACGTCAAATGTAATTGTATTACCAGTCGTAAATGTCAAAGGTGGGTTTATCTTAGCAAGATAACTTAAGTTATTAGCACTGGCTGTTGTCACTGTGCTTATAGAGACAGGATTGGAGTCAAATACGTCAGATTTGTACTTACATAGTTTTATAAAACCAGTATTTTCTCTAAGAACAAAATATGTCTCATTATTGATTAATCCGTTGATTGTATTTCCATTATCATAGTAAACAACCTTATCACCACTCTGTAAATCATCATCATTGATGTTTATTTCAGTTAGATCAGCAGAAAAACTTGTATATGTAAATCCTACTCTTTTTGTAGTTACTTTAGCAATAACTGGGTCATATCTAATAATTGTAGATTCGGTAGATTTTGGTAAAGCATCTATTGTAATCAAATCTCCAGTCTCTAACTCGTGATCCGATGCAACTCCAACGTTTCCAAAGAATTTCTCAACTTTAGAATCTACTTTATCAAATGTAGTTGCCAAAGAGTGTGCAAATCCAGAATTAGACGCAACATCGTAGAACCAAACAGCATCACCAGTTGTAGGGAATCCAAGAGTTGCTATACCAATGTAATCTGGTTCAAAGTTGACGGCATATACATCCCCATCTGGTAAAACCTCAGTTCCAACACCAGATGTTGCACCAGCAGCTACTTTTGCCCAAACAAGAGATGTTCCACCGATTCCCATGTTATAAACAAGTTTTTGACCAGTAAAGAACTTATGGCCCTTGATGTAAATTCTTTGTTGTGGTACAAATCTGTTTTCTACGGTCTGTACTGTGCTTAAACCTGTAAGTGGTAGTGTATAGTGAGTTCCTGTAGAACCAACACCAACTGTTTGCTGTGGGTTGAAGTAAGTTATGTAATTCTCAAAAGTAAACCTAGTTACAGTTGAATTTCCGACAGGGAAAGAGAACTTATTGGGTTTCAGTATGACATTGTTAGTTCCAGCTGCATGAGTCATAGCAGCACCAACAAAGTTTTCCCTATTCACAAATAATCTAGAGAATCTTTCATCCACTCCAGTAACAATGAATTTTTCAGTTCCAATACCAATAGTGTCACTAGGAACAAATCCTCTTACGTCAGTAACAAGAATAGATGTGCTTACACCAGTGGCTGTAACATCATCTAAGTAAGTTGACAATCCTACAGATCTACTTTCCACTGAAACTTTTCGAGTTCCGTTAAACTCTGTAAACTGAGCGGTGTTTATGCCACTTATGTGTATCGTTTCACCGTCAAGAATATTATGTGGTTCTGTAGTAACACCAATAATTTCTTTCTTGTTTAATCTTAGAGTAGTATTAATAAATGTCGATATACCTATTTCTACAGTATTAATATCTTTTCCTAGAATTTCACTTACTACAATATTTGCTCCTGATCCATTAGTTCCTCTATTATCTAAAGTTAATGTATCATCTATTTTGTAATTATCACCTTTAGAGAATACTGTGACAGATGTGATACCAGCACTTTTAGTTTTTGTGACTTCAAACTCCTGTTTCAGTGCATCTCTAACATCATCTATAAGTTCATAATTAGAATTACCAAATGTTAGGTAATATGGCGATATGTTTCTAGTAAGATTTCTAGAGATAATATCAATATCTTGGTTGAAGAAAGTTACAAAGTTTTCTTCGATTGGAGTGTCTTTAAATTTGTTTCCAAGTAGATATGGGTATTTTGGTTTAGCAACACCACTAGAATCAATATCAACACTATAGAAGTATGCGTATGTTCCATCAGGGAACTGTGGAGTGACACAATACCTACCACCGAACTCGTCTAGGTCTCCAGAGTTGTCAAAGATGTAATCATTAACAAAGTATCCAAATGCAAAGCCAGGCGGCCTTATACCCGATAATATGGCGGTATTAAGAATAAATCCAGACTGCAATCTTCTGATAGCCCCTCCATCTGGATTCTGATAACCATAAGGGCCATATATTGGATTGCCATCATAAGCAAATCCTAATATTGGAGAATGGAAAGCATTAGGTGTTTCTAAGTTGCCAGAATCAATGTTATCTCCAAGTTGATATCTCAACTTTTGTGGAGGATACATTCCTATTGTTTGTAATTGATATTCTGGGTTTGTACTTGGTTTAGTTAATACAGAATCTTCTACGTTTATGATATTATCATTTTTCTGAACTTGATTTATTTTCCACTCTTTTACATTACCAATAAACTTGGCAAATCTACCTCTGTTTCTTAAATCTAGAGTTGTATCACTACTTGCATATCCAACACCACCATCTAGGATCTGAACACCTGTAATTTTATTATTACCAATGATAGGTCTAATATCAGCAAAGCTTCCTGTAGGACTGTATATGATAATGTCAGAGTCTTGTCGGTATCCTTGACCTGATGCAAGAATTTGAACATCCACAATAGATCCATCAATAATAATTGGTTTTAGAAGAGCTGGGAATACAACAGTTGAAATACCAACATCGGGTCTTCTATGGAAATCCATGATATTGGTACAACCATAACCAATACCACCATCTTCTAGATAGACGTTATCAACAGATCCCAAAACTAATGGATCTATTTCTGGTTGTATAACAGTTGTGCTACCAATAGCAGATAAACTTTCAATCTTTACCACTATAGGTGGATACTTTATAGTATGTTTACCAGCGCCCAAACTGCGAATTACAGCGGTTTTATTTTTGTCATAATTCGTAAGATTTCTTTGTGTGGAAACACCAACATCACACAATCTAAATTTGTTATTGTCAATGACTCTTATAGCATACTGAGTTGTTGTAGATAATCCACTTGCAACAGTGCCGTCTGTAGAGTACTCAACAATCTCACCGTTCTCGAAATTATGGTTATATGCAAGAATGTAATCGTCAGATGTACTAATACCAGATTGAGTATCACCATCGACTCCTCTAGATGATACAATTACTTTCCTGTTAGAATATCCAGAACCAGCTTCCTTTACATAAATTCGAGTTATAGTATTTTTAGCATTAAGTGAAGTGAATTTATGGAAACCAAAGCTAATATTTCCAATGTTAACTGTATTGATTCCAGTTTTAGCATCTTCTGGAGTATTATGTAACTTGATTGTCTTTTCATTTACAGGAGCAACATAGTAAGTAGATCCACTAACAACGTTAACGATAGGAGTGTTGCCTCTAGCATCATAAACTATACCTTCACCTACTTCAAAGTTATGTCTCTCTTCAAATGTGACAGTTTCATCAGTGGTGTTAACAGATGATCCGTCTGCCTTAAAGTTGGCAACAATAGCACCTCTAACAAGGTTAGATTCTAAAACTGCACCAGAACCATTACCCCCTTCCACAGTAATCTTTGGTTTCTCCTGATATCCAATACCAGGCGATACTAATTTTATTTCTTTGAAAGATCCAACTATATTAGCATGACCAATAGCACCAGTTCCCTGAGCATCATTGATTACGATTGGAGGCCCTGTAATTACATCATAATCTTGGCCTGGGTTTGTTACTTTTATTTCAGTGATATTACCATGAAAGATCTGTTCATCAAAAACTGTAGGAGGGAATAGTTCAACCCCATTCGCCATAAGTCCTATAGGTCTGTTACTAACATCTCTTCTGTTTGGATCGTCAAATAATTCCTTCTCTTTCTTGAAAGGATACTTTCTAATTATCTTTTGATTCTTTAGTGTCTTATTTTCCCAACCAGATTTGTATATAAACTGACCGACTGTTCCTGTTCTAACACCAATATACTTTTTAGAAAATAAGTCAGCGCCACTGAATGAAAGATAAAACTCAGTTTGGTTAATTGCAGTAACAAAGTAGACACCAGTATTAATTCCACTATTTGTTGTATTATCCCAGTAAATCTTATCACCAGTTACATAGTTGTGTGGTAGAGGTGGTGGCGATGTTAGAGTGACGTTGGCAGAGTCAAAAGACCGAATAGTATAAGTAAACCCACCACCAAAGAGAGGATTGCCGTCAGACCCTGTGGCTTCTACTATACTTGTCTTTACAAAAACCTTATTATCTGTGGCAAAGATAGGATAGTTAGGTAAACCAGCTGAAGTCACATAAAAGAACTTTTCGTCCTTATCGAGGTAACTGTTTTGTATACCTACTGGGAAATTAGATACTTCTGTAAAATAATTGGAATTGTGAGATGCTTTAGTAACAGTTTTAGTAATTACATTCGCATTTACAGGAATACCACCAGTCGCTTGCACAACTACGGTGTTTGAGTAAATTTGTTCTACGTTTGTTGAAGCATATTCTATTTGTTTGACAGATATCGTCGATTCATCACCATTAGCGTTCTTTATAATTAAAATTTCATCAATATAGAAAACACAGAAGTCTAATATGTTTATTCTGTAAGTATTAACGTTTACTTGACTGACATTTGCAATATCATGACTTGAGGGAATGTTATAAATCCAATTATTGAATTTTGGGTCGTCTCCAAAGTCTTTACCAAAGGAAAGCAGCTTGAGACTGTCACCAATCTGCATATTTGTTGACTGGCTAGAATCAACTTCGTCAATTACGTTTACAAGTCTAAATTGTAGTAATGATGTTTGTCCAAATCCAGCATAAGCGTATGCCAACTTGTTTTCAAGTATATCTGCACCAAAAACTAAAGAAGTTGAAATACCAGTAACTCCTAAAAACTGGTTTATTGTTTTATCAGTGTAACGTAGGTTTATAAAGTTATCACCATCTCTAGGCTTGACTAAAAGTGTTCCACTTTGTCCAAATCCCACTGTAGAGTCAACAACTAGAGTCTCTGCGTCTTGTTCGGTCAATTCTAATGCCTTAGTTTTACCAGGCACTTGGAAAGATCCATCAAATGATGTAGAGTCAAGTGATATCTCATAAAAATCATTTTGATTTATTGGTCTATACTCTACATTGTAAATTGAAGCACTTGCAGTTCCAATTCCAGCAATATCTTGATATAAAAAGTTACCAACTGTCTCTAATGGTTGACCACCGAACAAGTTTTCAACAAGAACATGTTTAGTTTTAAAATATACGTTATCTGATGGTACAATCGTATTCTCAATTGGTTTGAGAATCTCAATATCTTCACCATAGAGTAATTTGAAGAGAATCTGATATGAAGAGTCAGTTCCCTTAGACATGTAAAAGTCTTTTGCTCTTGTGAGTACGTTGGTAACAGATGTACCACTTACAAAACTTCTATTTTCAAAGCCAGGAAGAAATTCTGTTTTAAACTTAGTAAAGAAGGTCTGTAGAAACAGATTACTTAAGTTAATTACTGTAGCACCAGTTAAATGAACCTCAGCACTGGTATCTGAAAAGTTTAGGAACTCTGCAGCGTCTTCTCTTGATATCTGATCGATACCACTGAACCCTCTAGCACATCCAAGAAACTCTGTAGCAGTTTTAGAGGTATATGTGATGACTTCGTTGTCTATCTTTAACAAACCGTAAGTATCAGGCCAACCAGTGGTAGATGTTACGTTTATTGTGGTGTCACCAGCATATATGTTTAGTGTAGTGGTTGTAGATGGAATTAAAGTCTCGTTATTGAACGCACCAATCTGTCTATAATCAGCCAAGTTGTTGGCTAAGTCAGTCATACCAGACTGATGTTCCTGTGATTTATAATATTGATCTAAAAACTTGACAAATAAAGGAGATTCCTGAACGAGAAATTCAGGAATCTGTGATTCTATCACATGAGAGATTTTGACTCTTTTGATATCAGTCATTTATCTTGTATAGATTGATTCGCTAGCGTAACTAGAAGTTGTGACGTATGATGTCGCAGATGTATTTTCTCCAGAAGAAACAACGTCAGGTAAAGCCTTAACCGTACTGTTTGAAACGTCTAATTGTAAATACAGATCTTTCAAAGCGATAACATCATTGGAATCGGGTATTGCTTCAACTTCAATGACTCCACTTGCTAATGATGCACCTGTTATATTTACCACATCTAAATTAATCTCGCCATGAACGTAATCTACAGTTCCAGCATCGTTCTTAACCACTAAAGGAAGATTATTTACGAGTTTGAAGAATACAAGTTTTCCAACAGTCGTTCCAGCAGTAGGAATGTCACCCAAATACAAAGTTCCGTCTATACCACTGACCGAAAATCCACTGGAACGTATGCCATATCCATTTGGTTGGTCATAAAAAGCATTTCCGTAGCAAAGTTCATATGTTGCAAAAGTATTTAACTCAGGAGTGATGTCTCTCCTCATTTTTACTCGTGTTATGTTAGAAGTAACACCTCTAGCAGCGTCATCTATCAATCCAACAATTTTACTATACTTAAATCTACCACCGAAAGCATTAATGTCAGATGAATTAGAATAGGTTGTCAGTGTTCTAGTAACAGAACTAATTAGCTCAGTTGCATCAGATGTTGCGTTAGTATTATAATAAACAGAAGTATCCAATTCTACATACAAATATTTCAAGTCAATAATTTCTGGTTTGATTCCAGCAATAGAGTATTGTTTGAGTTGTCTTGAAATATCATCCTTCGTAATTTGTGATAAGAAAGAACCATTCTTCGGTTTAATGGAAATAAACACTTTTCCATACTCAGGCGGATCTAACTCCTCTCCACCATAGGCAGTTACTGATTCAACGTTGGGATATACGAATGGAATTATACCTGTATAGTCATTGGCGGTCACTGCACGGTATTGTGAAGAGTATATGCGAGGTGCAAGATATTTAATAGAACTTACATCTTCAATATTGTCTCCCATATCAGATTTTTGAGATGTAGTCAAAACTGATATACCTTGTGTTACCGTTGAATTAGTATCATCCTTCAAAATACCAACAAATGAGAAATTTCTAGCTCCATTTCCTAATTTTCCGTTAGTAACAATGTAAGTTACAGTTACAACCGCTCCAGCTGGCGGTTTTTTACCGATAATTCCATCACCAAACAAAATTTCATACTGTTCATCTTCAATTTCTTGAATTAGGAACAATTTAGATGTAGAATCTACTTTTAAAATGTTATTATAGAGTGTATATGTCTCATCTGTAGTCGAAGACATGGTAACACGAATAGAAGTTGTGTCAATATTCGCATTTGGCAGAATATATCTTTGATTTGGTTGAGAATAATCAATTTGAAATTGCTTTTGAAGGTAAATTCCTTCATAAACTCTTAAATTATCGAAAAAAGCAGTATTATCATCTCCAGTTGTAGCAACAAAGTCGTCTGGAATTGAAAATATGTAATTACTTCCCGCTTGATTACCAACTGCAACCTGTCCAGCCTTCAAAGTTACGATTTTTGTGTCATTTGTACCCAAGTCTACACTAAAATTCACCACAGCTTGTGCAGATCGGGATG